ACTCCCTTTGGTTTTGGAGTAAGCTGGTCAGGTTTGTCACCTTTCCAACTCTCCATAGCTGCTGCTCTTGGTTTATCCAAGGGCAGAAGGTAGTCACAGCACTAGCGTAAAACACTAGTTGGCAGTGAAAACTGTCAGCTGAAGAAAGGAGTGCGCCTATGGCATACTCAGACCCCCAGTCCGTCACAATCTCCGGTACGGCGATCAGCCTTCCTCGGGTTTCAACCGGGAAGAATGAAAGCACGTATCAGAGTGCGGACGGTTTGGTGAAGCTCTCGGCTCAGCACGCCTATGGTAGGCGTACACGTCGAGTGCTTCGACTCGATCACTCGAAGATCGCTGCAGATCCGTTTACCGCGGAGAATGCGTTGTTCTCGATGTCAAATTACATCGTGTTCGACGTTCCTCCGAGCGGTTATACGAATACTGAAGCACTCGCAGTCTATGCTGGTTTCAAAACCGCATTTACTGCGACTTCGGACGCTCTCATCACCAAGTTGCTTGGCGGTGAGTCGTAAGGGAGGAGGATCCGATGAGTTTGGAGACGATCGTCACCAATCTGATTCGGGTCCTGACCGTAATTACTACCATGATTCGTCTAAGGAATTTCGCTCGCGAAATATGCCGAGCGGACTCCACGGACGACTCAAGGAGCCGCCGGTTCTTCCGGCGTTTCCTGAGGGTAGCTATGCGGCACAACTCGATGATTTGATCTTCATTGCATACATTGTATGCATGATGACAACCATCGGGATTGCCTTCCTAGTGGTCGGGACTGGCGTCATTCTTATGCTTACCTACTTGTAGGAAGTATAAGGCCAGTCGTCTGGGCCATTGTCAATAGGCTAGCAATGCCGACCCCCTGATCAAGGAGGCAGCATGAAAAGGCTATTGACACTCTGGATTACCCTTGCCAATGAGGAGGCGAGGGGATGTCGCACTAGCGCCACCATGGACATTAAAACCGTCCAATGGCGAGTCAAACATGAGGGGCTATCCTTTCTCGGGATAACCCTGGCTGACTTTGGTAAGGCATTCGAAAGAAGCCTTGATCAAGGTCATGTCGCTCTCACCGCATTTCCCTCGTGGAAAAGTCGCGGAGGTCTCCCCTTATTTCTAAGGGGTTTCCTAGAGCAAGTGTTTGACTCTACTAGCGGTGTGTTGTTCGAGGATCCCTCGATTGACTCAATACGAGCCATTCGTCAACTGACGTTGATGTTTGGTAAGATCGAGATCCCTTGCAGTGATGCAAGGGTTCGCGATGCTTTCCAGGGATACCTCGAATGTGAGAAGGATGTCAGAGCATGTGATGACGCACGCGACCCCATTGATTTGGAGGACTTCGTGCGTGTCTCACATTTGTTGTTTGCTCCAGTTCTTGCTAAAGTAGACAGTGATGTCTACCATGGCAAGGTGGTGCCACAACATGGTCCAGGTGCAACGGCGGATCGACTGATAGGTAATCAGAAGTTCCGCCAGAACACTTGGCCCGCTCGCCTCAACGAGGTGTTCCCCATGTGGGAAACCCTCATCTCCAATCATCGTTTTACGGATAGATTGGAGGAGGTTGACATCCTCGAACCTGGAGCAGAAGAACCCGTGAGGGTAATTACTGTTCCTAAGACGCTAAAGGGCCCACGTATAATCGGGATGGAACCGACTGCTATGATGTACATGCAGAAGGGACTCCAAACCCTGATTTACGATTATGTCGAGAAGGATACCATCCTTCAGAACATGATCGGTTTCCTGTCGCAAGTTCCTAACCAGGAGCTTGCTAAGAAAGGTTCCAAAACTGGGAACCTTGCTACACTCGATTTGAGTGAAGCATCCGATCGGGTCTCAAACCAGCTCGTCAGAGCTATGTTGCTCAATTACCCCCATTTGAGTGGGGCAGTTGATGCAACTCGCTCTAGGCGGGCGCGGGTTCCTGGCAATCCCGGACTTGTCCGGCTTGCCAAGTTTGCGTCTATGGGTTCGGCTCTGTGCTTTCCTATGGAGGCCATGGTCTTCTTGACCATAATCTTCATTGGGATTGAACGTGAGCTCAACACCCGTTTTAGGTCGAGAAGTGACTTTCGTCGCTTCTTGAACCAGGTGCGTGTCTTTGGGGATGACCTGATTGTCCCCAAAGAATATGTGCATTCCGTTACACTCGCTCTCGAGACTTTTGGGTCTCGGGTAAACGAGCACAAGTCATTCTGGACCGGAAGGTTCAGAGAGTCTTGTGGTAAGGAGTATTTCGATGGCGAGGACGTAAGTCTTGTCCGCGTCAGAGAAATGCCACCTACGTCTCGGAAGGACGCAACTGGAGTAGTTTCATGGAATTCCCTAAGAAACCAGTTATACTACGCTGGACTATGGGATGCAGTGAAACTACTGGATGAGGATATCAGGAAGGTGATCAAACATCATCCTGTTGTATCCCCAACCTCACCAGTGATAGGACGTCATAGTTTTCTTGGGTACGAAACCCAAGAAGTATCCGCCGACACTCATGCCCCCTTGGTAAGGGGCTATGTTGTGAAGGCGAGATTACCCGTCAATGAACTTGACGGATCAGACGCCCTACTCAAGTATCACTTGCGATGTGCCTCCCAAGATCAAACTGATCTTGATGAGCCGCTCGCCGGTAATTTGCCGATTGCCGATGATCACTTGAGGCGTTCTGGACGCCCGTATGCCGTCGACATCAAGCTACGGAAGGCTTCACCGTTTTAACGGTGTAGCGCCCGCAAGGGTGAGTGGGAGATAACCAGTGTGGTGGGTGGCTTTTCAAGCCCCGACCAAAACTGATAACTCCAATGATTCACACCTTTTCCTTGAGAAATCAAGGGTGAGATCTGTGGATCAGGGAGATGCACTGGCAGTGCATCTCC